GCTGCCATGTCGATGGATTAATATATTTTACTCTATTGAGTGCATATTGAGCCTGTTTCAAGTAAAATATTGGCAACTACTATCGATCGAAAGCTTAAAATATACTGGCAAACATAAATATCACCAATGACTGACAAGGAAAAATGGCAGATTTTTCGATTACTCAAGATTCCCCAGCGTGGGAAAGAGCTTTTCTGGAAACACCTAGATACTCTGGCTATCGATTCAGTTTGGGAAGATGAGCTAATGCAGATCGTCGATCGATTGATTGCGGCCGACCTCGACCCGACCAGTATTACGGCGACAAGCACCACTGCCCAGAAAAATATTTATGTGCCAGGATTGAGACGAGCCAACAATGTCGAATTTTACGAAGGGAAGATTCTATCTGAGTCTAATGATTTGTATGGTCGATGGTTGGGATATTTAATCAATTTAGTTGGTAAGAATGAATTTCTATGCAGTTTACCTCCCGATGCTTGCGACTGTGCTTCGACTAGCGGTATTGGATTTGGGTTTAGCTAATTGCGTAATATTTTGAATTCTTGAAATCTATGCCTGCTACTTGGAGAAATCGATTGACGACAAAACCTGTGACATAGTAAAATGAAAATCATTGGGATTTATTGGTAATTTAATGATTTTTGTACACAAATAAATGATTATTGAAGACGAAGCGATCGAGGCGATTAGCAAATATCTTGGCTTGAGCACTGGCGATCGCGCTAAACTAAAATCATGACGGACTACTCAGCTCATGAACGCATACTAGGTGAAATCAAGTCGGATAGTGCTTGGCTGGCTTTTTGCTGTTATCGAGACATGCCTTCGCCACGATCAATGACAGAGGCTGAGAACATATACCGAGAGCAGAAAGGGCGGAGAAGAGCGAAAAGTAGCTCTAGTCACTTCTGTAAGTGGCGCAGAGAGCATTTTTGGGACGAAAGAATTGCATCTGACGAGTCGCGATCGACTAAAGCAATGGCGGAAAAATTAGCCGATCTCGCAACTGATGAAGTTTATGCAGCGATCGAAGAAGATTCGAGAATTGTCGCTCAATTAAACAAGGGTGGGCGTGCTAATAATATTCAGTCAACTCAAATAACTCAGAGCTTAATTGAGCATCTTCTCAATCGTTGCAAGGTCAAAGATTGCCAGACGAAAAAAGAATATGCCGAGCACATTGAGAAACTGCAATGGCAAGTATCGCAGGTTAAAATCATTGCCAGTGCATTGAGAGAAGTTCGATCGTGTGATAAGGCGACCTTTGAGATCGAGGGATTGATTATGACAGCTAACGATCGCATCTATGGCGTAGCTGAGATGCTGGCGAGACACGAGCAGCAAATGACCGAGGAGGCATAGCGATCGGTGGTAGCGAAAAGATATGGCAATGTTCGATCAAGAACACCAACAGCTAGGGCGGCGATCGGGCGGCTCGAAAAAGCATATAGACTAGATTTGGCATCAACATCTAACCTCAGACCGCCAACACCTTTGCAGAAAAGAATCATCGACACAGAGGACGATCTTGCGCTGATGGGAGGGCGGGGAGGTGGGAAATCTTACGGGGTGGCTTTTAGGATTGCAGCAAGGGCGAATAAGTACAAGAAGCGATATCGTGGGCTATATATTCGCAAATCCTATGATGGGATCGAAGATTTCGAGGAAGTATGTCGCGACGTGTTTGCGATTCATTGTCCTGGCGAGTACAACTCTACCAAGAAACTTTGGCGATTTAAGAGCGGTGGAATTCTAAAATTCTCCCAACTCGAACACGATCGAGATTATCGGAAATTTCAGGGCAAAACTTTTATCGATCTGTATATTGATGAAGCTGGGCAGTTTTCTAGCCCGGTGCTGCTCGATCGATTACTTTCCAACTTGCGCGGACATGAGGGCGTACCATTGCGGCGAACAATTCTCGCTAACCCTGGCGATGTTGGTCACGGGTGGATTTACAAGCGATATATCAACCAGCGCATATCGGGGGAGTCCTATCTAGAGGAAGAGTCGAAACGAACGGTAGTGACGATTTTATCCACGTACTTGGATAATACAACCCTCGATCGAGAGCAATACCTGTCATTGTTACTATCCTCCACAATTACGGACATGGAGCTGCAAAAGGCATATGTTAAAGGCGATTGGAATATCGCTCGTGGTGCCTACTTCGCTACCGTACTCGATCGCGATCGTTCCATCACCCCCAACTGGAACGCTATCCCCCAAGGATGGAGGCCATTTATCGGCATGGATTACGGCACGGCTGCACCATGCGCGGTGTATTTGGCGGCGATATCACCTGGCTCTACCGTTAATGATACTTTTTATTCGCGCGATTCGATCGCGTTATTGGATGAGCTGTATCTAGCACAGTCGAACAATCCCATCAAGGGGCTGAACTTGACGATCGACGTTGCAGCCGATCGGATCAAATCATTTTGCGGGCTGTGGGGATTCAACCCAATGTCGATCGATAATATTGCCGATGATGCCTGCTTTGCAAATGATGGCAGAGACTCGATCGCAGCTCTGTTTCTCCAAGCTGGCGTAAGGTTTTCCCCCGCCAAAAAGGGCGATCGGATTTCTGGCTGGGAGCACTTACGGACGATGATGTTTCGAGCGGGTAATTTTGAGCATCCAGGGCTATATGTATCGCCCCGCTGCACGCAGTTTTGGGCGATGATGCCAACAGTTCCGCGAGACGAAAGCCACCCGGCGGATGTGGATACCAACGCTAACGATCACATTGCCGATGCAGTGAGATACATCTGCTTGGTAACCCGGAGAGAGAAGCCCCAAGAAATTTACGCCCCTGCTTTCGGCGGAGATTAACTACCTCATTAAATTTGAAGACTAAATAACTATCCAAGTGCTAGAATGATTGTTAATATATTGACAGTAAAAACGCTAATATATTGTTTGCTGATATACTAGCGATCGTGACTCTAGCTGTTCCCCTCACCGCCAATTCGACTATTTATATTCAGACTCAATCTGGCATGGTATTTGATGCGGAGCGAGGGCATGATGTGCCGAATTATATGGAGACGGAAATCGCAGCTTTTTTGGAGATCGACAACCGGACTAAAGCTGGCGATCGATACATCCAAAAAGAAGCCCCGTTTCAACAGCAGATTAAGGGATTCGCCGATCTACCAATCTGCACAACTACTAAGGTTAACCATCGAGCGATAATTAGCGGAATTGACGGGCGACTTTATCTAGATCCCGTCCCCCAGGAAGCCTCAATTTACTGCTACGATTTGAGCCATTTAACCGGATATCCAGTCGAGGGCTATTTTATCCCAGGAGGTGAGTGATGACGATCGACATTGCTTCAATTATGCGCCGCGCTCAAGTTGCCACCGATGCTGTGTTTGATGCTGTGAAAACAGCATCTCCAGCAGCGATAAAACTAGAGCGATACACATGGCCGCGCACTACCGTGCGATCGACGGGCGCAACTGTTACATCCCCCCGTGATAAATACGATACTGGCAATCTCTACCGTCAACAACGGTTGGAACGACTTACACCGTTCAACGCCGTGCTGATAAATGATGCTGATTATGCTCTCGATGTCTACATGGGGATTGGGAGCGATCCTGGTTCCCCGTGGCTGAAAGAAGCAATCACGGCTAGTTCTAGCGGATCTATCGGCTGGCAGAATTCCCGCGCTTTGTGCAATCCCTCGGAGGTTTTCAAAAATGCCTTTGCGCGATCTATTTAGCGGTACTGGCGATCTGTACTCGCATTTAAAGTTAGTAGTTTTGCAGGATTATTTGGGCAAATACGCTTACACGGTGAACAAACTCCCTGTTGAAATCCCCGCAATTTACATCGTCAAAAATCGGGATAAAGATCCGCCCACCGAATGGAAGCGATCGGGGATTGAATGCTTGATTTTCAAGCCCAATTTAAAGCCGCGCCAATATCTTACCAGCAATGGTGTAATTACTGGTTATCGGTTTAGATTGATTCAGCACGATCGATCTAAGGATCTAAATCTCGTAAAGGAATGGATTATTAGACAGCTATCAGCGGCGATTGAGGAATCGCATCTGGAAGCGGAGATCGATCGAGAGGAGCAGTTGACTTACTCGATCAACAACACAGCGATTTAAAAAAAGTTGAGTTTACAGGTATAGAGGTTATCAATGGCTGGAGAGATTATTTTACAGGGTAGAAATTGTCTTGTGTGGGTGTTTTTAGGGAGCTTATTAGTACCTACTTATGGAGCAGCTTTTAATGCTGGAGGGCAGAAGTTGATTACCAATATTGCGGGAATGCCTGCGTTGACTAATGCAAATTTGATCGAATCGGCGACGACTGCCGAATTAGGGCTAGATAAAAACGCCGACACTCGCTACTACCTAGGCGGTTCTGACAGTGGTCAAACTAACGAGTCTACTGCTACTATAATGGGGCAAATCGCAGTAGACATGGCAGCAGCAACTACTCCTACTGGCTATGATTTGCCTTATGATTTATTGATCCAAGCAAGTAACGAACTTAATACAGATCGCCTTGTAGTTATGGATACTTATATGAATCAAATAACTGCTAGTGGAGACGCTGTATATGAGCGTCGAGCTGCTAATGTTAAAATTAGCAGCAAAGCAAATAACGTTGCTTCTGCTGGACAACAAGAGCGCACTTTCCAGCTCAAAGGATCTGGCGTGTTCGTTTGTGGCATTGTCCTTAAATCTTGATTTAATCCATGAAAATACTGATCATTTTTAATGGAGAATCTAATTCTGGTGGCCTTGCATTCAATTCTGATTGCAATCCATTTGAACTAAAGCCAAACCGAGCTGTGAAAATCCTAAATAACAATACCATGTTATTTGAAGATTTAGCCATAGGTATTAACAATTTACTTGGCCACACCGAGATCTCTGGTTCTTACCCCTCTGGGGTAATTGAAGGACGACACGGATGGGAAGTTGGGCTGCTTCGCTCAGTACTTTTAAATTCTTGGCTTGGTGAAGTTTATCTTGTAAAAACAGGGCAAGGTGGGAGCAAGATCGCGGACTGGGGGGGAGATTCGGGGTATTACACTACTGCCATCACTCGGATTAAGGCGGCTATGGCTTTGCTGGGAACAGATATTTTCCCGATCGTTTGGTATACCCAAGGGATTAACGATGCTAGCAGTGTTGCCGAAGATATTTGGCGACAAAAAACGATCGAATACCACAATCGATTAATAGCTGATATTGGCCTTGAATTGCCAATATTATTTTCTGCATTGCCAGAAATACAAATTGCTCGTAATGATTCAATTGCTAGAATTGTTAAAACAAACAATCGGTACAGCTTGATTTCAGTGAAAAATGCAACTTTCTGGGATGCTAATCACTGGGATTACAAAGGAATGAAGCTAATAGCTTTTAGATTTTTTGAAAAAACTATTGAACTTTATAACAAAGGCAAAAAAATGGGCAACATACTGCAAGGCGCAAGCACCGAAAAATTTCCTGGAAGTTTTGATAATCCACTTCCATCGATTACTATTAGTGATGAAATAGCTGCGTTAGTTGGCAAGCCAAATCTCGCATTAGGCGAAAAATTGCTAACTGATTTAGGGCTGAAAGCACTCATAGATAGAATGTTGAAAACCTCGAATCCTCTTACTGTGACGCTATTCGGCGGAGCAACAGCGGCTTCGGTAACATGCTTGGAATATGCGACCGAAATTATTTTAACAGTTACAGGAATGAATTATCCTGGTGGGAACAACATGATCTGTGCTATCCCAGTACAAGTTGAGGATAATTTTGCCCTTACCGCCAACAAAGGGTATCCTTACTGTGTGGGCAATGCCATTTATCTCCGCTCAGACGCTGGCGTACTACTCGCCGATCAGTATTTCACCCTTACTTTAAAGAAAAAATAATAAAATGAAAAACGTCATCAAACTCAATCAATCTTTCTTCTTTGGTTACGATTTCGTGAAAGAAGATGTCGTCATCGACGATATAAAATACACAACTACTCCACTGCCATCAAGTTCAATTGTCGGTGGTGGGAAATTACCTCGATTCACAAAAAAGGGATGGATTAATGATGATTCAGCAGAAGCCAAGAAAATACTCTCGGAATTAATGCCAAAAATTGGAACGTAAGACTGGTATTCTGTCAATGATTATCGTTTGCAGTAGTTCAGATTTATACATTATTTGTAGACCATCCCCAAATGGTCTACAAGTTAATTTCCTAGGCGTTCGTCCTCAAACTAAAAGCCCTATTCAAATTAGTCTTGGTGAGGAAATAAGGCATATTAGCCTTCCGCCCGACCTCAACAATCAACCGATCGCAACCTTCGCTAAAAATATATTTTTACTCTATGTCTAATCTTCAAACTGAACCAAAGATTGTCGATGTTGGTGGATTTAATTTTAAAAAGTTCGGATGCCTTACGCTCGAAGAAATTGAGTGGAATGACAATAACATCAAGAATCGAGACAAGGCATTGAAAACTAAAGAGCTAATATTATTTGATGCGACCGCATCCGAGAATAAGCTTGAATCTAGAGCTGCGGCTTTATCGATTTACCGCCAGTGGCAATCAGGGAAATTAACCGCAAGCGATAGTGATGTAGCTGCATCGATCGAGTTACGAGTAGATTACGAGGGGTTTTTCGAGGATCTCGACGAAGCTAATATCAATACCACATGGATCCTGTATCTCATGAATCAGAGATTGATCGTTGATGAAGTGCTCAAAACTAAGTACAAAACTATATTCAAAAAAGAGTGGAGCGGTGCATGGTTGTACGAAGATTTAATCAGCCCATTGTTTGCTGAAGTTTATCTTCCAATTCGTAAACTCTTGCGCCAAGAAGTGCAAGAAATTGAGGACGACGCACCAGAAGTAATTGAGCAACCTAAAACAGTGGGGGAGAGCTGAGATTAATCGAGCAAGCAGCCGCCTATCAGTCAAATAAGGGTTACTGGCGATCGCTCTATGTTCGCATTAATCGCGCTTTTTCGGATCCTGTTTTCCACCTTAATAATTTCTGGCAATTGCCGAGTAAATTTGTTCTCGAAATCGCCAACGAATTAATCGAGCAGGAAAAGTCTACCGCCAATCAAAATAGCATTACATCGGCTCACATGGTCGAGTCGTTACGGTTGATTGCTAAATCATTTGGTGGCAGCAAAGAATCAGGGTACAATCCTGCTGTATTCCTTCCCTACCCGCCCAAGGATGAGCAGGAAAAGGGTAAAGAATTCGATCTAGATGCCGAAACTACTGCTCTATTTTTGGCTGAATTAGAAGCGCGTAGGGTGCCTGGATGGGTTGTCGCCAATCTCAGTCCGCAAATTACACAGTGGAAGAAAAACAGTGGCAAATAACGAGCTTTACACTAGTAGTGAGCAGCCCGATTTGATTGTTTCAGCAACTCAAAACGGGTTTTATTATCAGATTGCGACCAATCGTAGTGAAAATATTTTACAAGCAACTTTAAATATCTGCGGAAATGCTTGCAGTTTGAGATCGGGGCTGCTTGTTAGCGCACTTGAGCAAGGATTGGAATCAATAACAAAAATCGAAATTAACCCCACATCGATTTTAGTGAAATTCGATCCATGGGGTTATCCAGTCGATCTAAACGATCGGTTGAATGAGTTTCTCGTCTTAGTGGTAAATGCGATTGAGTCGCTGCAACCGGATCAGCAAGTTGAGGAAAAATTAAATGTTACTAATTGATATTTTTTTAATGACTATATTCAGCTTTTGGGTAATTTCGATCTCGCTAATGATCCAAAGCAAAGATATCTACGTCTTGAATCAAAGATCGAAAGTAATATTTGCTTGTCTCTTCATGCTGTGTGCGATCTTTTTGTGGTATTTTCAAAATTGAGGTAGTTAGGTGAGTGACAGTTTAGGGCGGTTAGAGTTAGGACTCGGTGTCGATCTACCTGGTTTGGAATCTGCATTGGTTGCGGCCGATCGATCGATTGAGAAGTATAAAGCCAAATGGCAAAGCTTGCAAAATTCTGTTCCAATCAGACCGATTGTTGATGACTCTCAACTGACTGCGCTAAACAAGCACCTAAGCCTCAAGCAGGCTCACTTAGCCCAGGTTCGGGCTGATTTTGCCAAGCCTTTGATGGTAAAGGCGGACTACACCTCCCTTGACGAATATTCAAGAAAATTAGATAAGTTACAGCAGCCGCGTCGGGATATTTCAGTCAACGGGCGTTCGACTCAGATTAAAACCGACGTTGACGGAGATGGTCTGTCTCGATCGATCCAATCTGCGATCGAGAAAGGGATGAAGGCATCAAATCCTTCAAGTATACTTGCTAGTATTAGTCGAGGTGCTTTTGAGAATATCGGTAAAAATCTTCAGACAAGTTTAACTGGTTTTGTTGGCAATCAAATTAGCCAATTAACATCAGGTACTATTGGATCTCCAAAGTTAATACTGGATAAATTATCGAAAGCTTCGACTCAGAAAATTCAAACTTCTGTAGTTAAAGCAAGAGAGCAATTTCCTGTAGTTGATGAGTTTATTAAATCAGCTAGTGGTGAGATTAGAGGCTTTGTTGGCGAACGAGATATTGCTGTTGAAGCTAACAAAGGGCGGGGAACTAGCGATCGAACCAAAAAGAAAGACCTAAAATTAGCACAAGAAGGAGTAGTAGTCGAACGGCAAGCAGCGATCGCAAACTACCAGGAAAAGAAAGCTGCGTTAGACTACATCGAATCTCAACGATCTCAAGTTAATCAGCAATTAATAGATTTAGCTCCAAGAGAAGAGAAAAATCAGAAGTATGTTGATGAGCGGAGAGCAATCGAGAAAGAGCGGCTGGAAAAAGCTCGTCAGGCGCAATTGGCCAAATTAGAATCACGTCGAGCAGGTGCTAGCGATCCGGTACTGGCATCGATCAATCGAAAGGTCGATCGAGTTGGGCGCGCACCATTAGCATCTAGAAAACTGCGCCAATTGGATGAGTCTGAGACTAGCATCTATGCTCCTAGGGAGTTATTGGGACAGAAATTAGATTATTTAGATACACAAGCCAAATCTCGAAAAATTGACTTCAGAGTTGCCAGAGAACGAGCTGAAGTAGCCAAGCGGCAATCCGACGCATTGCAACGACAGCAACAACCAGCGGCGTATCAAGACATTCTCGATGAAATTGCGCCAGGATTAGATCCCTCATTAGTTCCCAAATTAAAGTCCGATCAAAGCCTCGGCAAGACGGAGGGGACTAGAGGGGCATACAATGCAGCGTCTAATACAATCTCATTAAATCCCGATACTTACAAAGCTGTTCAGTCTGGGAAGCCATTATCAAAGATCGATCGAGATATCTTATTTGAAGAAGCGCAGCATAGTTCAGATTTTCGCTTTGGGAGGTTTGAAGGAGTTCAAGCGGTCAATGAGAAAAGACTGATAGATCCAAAAATCAAAGCCACTCCTGTTGAAGAGTTGGCGATCGAGAATGAATTAAGGCTGTACGATAAAAGCGTTCGACCGATCGAGAGGCAAGCTAAGATTAAGCGCGATCGAAGTCAGAAAAAGTACGTAGAGCAACAAACTCTAGAGAAAATCACCGAAGTAGCTGGTGGTAGTGGAGTTGACTATTTTAAATCTACAAATAAAGATTTATCTGACATCGGAAAAACTTCAAATCTGATAGCAGGGATTGCTAATACCAAAAATCTGGATATTCCATCATTAGGAAGAATCCAGGAGAAGCAACAATTGCTCACCACTGAGCGAAATAATCTTCTAGCTAAAATTCAATCAGCGCAAGCAGGTGATATTGATGGCGGTGAATTCAAGAAAATCGAGCTGGAGCTAGATAAAAATCTACAGCAGATTCAGTCGCTGAAAAGTCGATCGAAAGCATTAGGATCTAAAATTCCTGATTTAATTTCTGCCCCGCCTCGATCAAAGTCATCACCTGCGGCTCAAGAGATAGCAATTACCCCTGAAATAGTAAAGGCACCTCTTGTTGAAAGATTAGGGCAGTCGCTCAAAGGATCGATCGGCTATGCTCAGAAAATTGGGTCTACGGCCCAAAAGGTTGGTGCGCCAGTGGCTCAATTCCTTCGTAATAGCTATGATGCTTTGCAAGGCGTTGAAAACGCGGTTTTACCCATCGTTCCATTCGGGCAGCAAATCAAATCCGTAGGGAAGAATGTTGCTCTCCCAGCAGCCATTTATGGTGGAATAGGATTACTACCCGGTGGTGCTGCGGCACAGTCGGCAGTCGGAGGAGCGATGAATGGTCTGCTATCACTGCCAAGTGCGGGCATCGCGGAAGCGGTGGCTGGTTCGGTTGGCTCTGCATTTGGTAGTGTTCCGCTAATTGGCCCAGCTTTATCATCTGGAGCGGGCACCCTAGCAACGGTAGGAATGGAGGCTTTTGCTGCAGCACTTACCCCTATATTAGCTGGTAAAGTTGCACTACAATTAGCCGATCGAGGAGCAAAGCTAGCTCTCCCCTCTAAAAAATCCGAGCTAGACTATGTTTCCGCTGGGCAGCAGGTGGCGACAAAAGCCTTGTCAGCGGCTCAAAATTTAGTACAGGTTGATTATGAGCCATTGCCATCAGAAAGCCCAGCTTTGCCAGGAGTACCCAATAAAAAGCAATTGAAAGGTGCATCAGCTAATGCTCAAAAGTTGCAGTTGACTAGTACAGGTGAACTCTCGCCAATTGTTGAGGCTATGCCAGTCAATGATGACTGGAAAGCCACTGCACGGCAAGGCATTGTCAGCACTCGCAGAAAATTAGATGCAGCTATCAAGAATGGCAGTAAGCAAGTAGCGGCTGAATTATTCGAGAAATTTGGGCGGCAAGTAGATGAATTTCAGAGGTTCATCGATCCGAATGTCATTGGTCAAAGTGATTCAGCTACGAACAAAGGGGTTGTCGGAAATTGGCGCAAAGTTCAAGCGGATCGAGCTAAAAAGATCGAGCAAATTATTGAAGTTCCAAATTTTTCAGATGACTCGCTTAAATCACTAAGTGTAGATACTAGAAAACCGAAATATTACAATCCTCAACCTTTCCAGTCAGGTAGCACCAATGCAGATGCCAATCTATTGGGAGAAGATGGCCAACTCGCATCCCTAAGTCCATTTCAACGCAGAAATAAGCGTAGAAAACCATTCTTTAGAAGAGAAACGGCATCAGAGCAAGCGTCGCGAGAATCCGCGAACAAGTTAGATGAATTAGAAGAAAGCTTTAATTCAGCCAGTTCTAATTTTGAAGAAGTACAGAGTAGTGAATCTCTATTAAAAGTTAGAAATCGGAGAAAAAAAGCCGAAGAAGTTAGAAAACAGAATTTTGAAAGTGATAAGCGATCGCAACAACGGAGCATTAATGTCGCGGCTGGTGCTGGTAATGAAATCAATGATCAGTTTGGCAATTTTGGACGGACATCCAAGAAAATCGGACAGCAGCTCAATGAATTTGATCGAATCGAGTTAGAGTCCGGCACCACCAGACCTGCTAATCAGTTCGGAGAAGCCGAGGAACGAATCCGTCGATCGGCTCGAAGATTTAACCGAGCAGCTCGACAAATTCCTGGATTCTATGGCGGTGACGGGGGCGGAAATGATGGCGACGGCTTAAACCTTGATGAAATCCCGCGTTTTGGCGTGGGTAGTGCAGGCGATAAAGAAAAAATCATCGAATCTATTAATCCACTACAGTCTCTTGGGGGAGCGGCAAAAACAGCGGGCGGAGCATTTTTCGCTTTTCAGGGACTGAAGTTTGTCGGGGGATTGCTAAGCTCATGGGGGGCGGGTGCGGCTCAAACAGCGATTGCTTTTGATAATTTATCGATCGCGGCGAAAGCTGTTAGTAGTAGTGATTCGACTGCTGCTAGATCGATCGGTAGCTCCAGAGCATTGGCGAATAAACTAGGATTCAACCCCTTGGATGTAACTCAAAGCGTTCAGGGATTCAAGTCTGCGACTCTCGGAACGGATTTGGAAGGGATTGGTGATGCCACCGTTGCCAACACAACTAAGTATGCTCGGCTAGTAGGGTTAAATCCTCAAAGTCTGAGTGGAGTTCAGCGACAAGTAATCCAGTTAGCGGGCAAAGCAAACGCCACTCAAGAGGATATTGGGCAAGCTGAGGAAAACTTACCTGGCTTCAGTGCATTACTAGCGCGAGGATTGGGTACCACAGTCACGGGACTGAGAAAGCAGACGAACGCGGGCACCCTATCGGGTGTTGATGCCATTCAGGCGTTGAACGTGGGGCTATCCTCCGCAACATCTGGTAGCCAGATGGATGAGGCGTTGAACTCTACATCGGCCGCCTTGGGACGTACTCAGGGAGCGATGACCAACCTACAAAAGGCTGTAGGTGACGGACTGCTTGCGCCTCTAGCTACCGGAGCTAAATTAGCTGGGGGCGCTCTTGACGGAATTTCTGCCAACGCCGAAACTTTTGCTACTGTATTCATCGCGGTGATGGCGGCGGCTGGTGCTGCTGGCTTAGTTTTTGCGGGGAAGATGGCAATGGCGGCGGCGGGGGTTGTAAATTTTGGGGGTGCTATGTTGGCTGTAGCTCCAGCGATCGGTCAATTCGCTCTATTGACAGGTGGGATTTATCTAGCGATCGAAGCTTTCAAGACTTTGAATGCTAGTGCTGAACCATCTGCTTTTAAAAAATATGCGGATGAAGCTGGAAAGTTATCTGGTAGATTATCAGATCTCAAAGATCAATCCGACAAAACTAATGATAGTTTAAAATCTCCAGCTCGGAAAGCTCAGGAAGAGAAATTTTTACCGAAGAGAACTTTTTTTGAGTCATGGGGAGACCTTTTTCAATCTGAAAGCGAGAAAAGCACGAGCAATCTTTTCCAAGGTAAAGTTCCTGATAAATTCAAAGATAAAAAACCTGATTTTGTCGCCAGAAAACAACAGCAAGAACTTCTAGAGGTAGAGATTGCACAAAGCGATCTTGGGTCAGCGCTCAAAAAACCACTAGGCAAAGAGAAGGTAGGCACGGAAATAGATCCGTATGCGATCGGCAGGCAGAAGGCAGAGATCGATCGAAAGTTAATTGTTCTACGCCAAGAACAATCGTTGTTGCCTGCTAGCGATCGAGCAGGCACTACTAGAGTTCAAAAGGAAATTCAAGGGCTAATTACTGACTCAACTGAACTCACCGAGCCACTAACTACTCAGTTAGCAATTATTCAAAATCAGAAGAAAGGGCAACAAGAAATTACTGATTCTGGCACATATGCAGACAATCCCAAGATATTAGCCCAAGCGCAAAACTATATTCAATTACTAGGTAATAGAGCTAACGAACTTGAGAAAGTAATTAGCACAGTTCGTGATGGGCTGACAGATTTAGATCTAGCAATCAAACGATCGTCGGGAAATTTGGGCGCGTCTTTAAATCAGTTGAAGGATACCCGAACAACTAGAGAAACTAGTATCAATAAAAATGCTAGCTTGAATCCGCTTGAGGCTGGTGCATTGGCGACTCAGCTTTACGCCAGCTTGCAAAAAGATATTCTCGATCGGCAAAAAGTCACCAAAAAAGCTGTCGGTGAAAATGAGGGATTTTTACGCGATCCAATCCTGAAAAAACAGGTTGAACTTTATCAAAAATCCGGTGACTTACCAAAAGATATCCGCAATACATCTGATGAGCAATTAGCTAATATAAAGTCTTTGGGCGCAAAAGATGACCTAGCTGGGCGCATTAAAGCATCTCGCGACCTCAATGACCAGCTTAAATCCCAAGACGCAGAAGCAGCTAGTAGCACCAGAGAGTATCAACAGGCAGTTGCTGAGAATGCTCGATCGATCCGCGACTACAACCAGTCGTTACTCTATCAAGCTCAACGCACCTCGATCGACGTTAAAGCCTCCGAGAATAGCATTAAAAATCAGGGATTCAACCAACGTCTTCAAACAGCTTTATCGGGTGCGGCCGATGAGTTCTCTAGCTATTTTAATACTTGGATCGAGATCATCAATGAATCAGGGAAAGAACTAGATATTGAATCGCAGCGGCAAAAAGCTCAAAGTCAGCGCAATGAGAATGCTACGAAAGCACGGCAAGATAACGAGCAGCGGAGGCAGCAAGCCCGCACTGACGATAGTGGGGTTAGTTTCCCCCCTGAGACTACTGGGGCTAGTGGTGGTGATAATCCGGGTGCGGTTGTAAGCCCACTGTCGGGCGCATCACTCTCTCAAGTTATCGGCTATAAGCCGCGCAGAGAAGGCATCAACAACCAAGCGTTTGACTCCAAAAGAAGGCGGCGCAGTGGATGGGAGGATCATGGTGGGATCGATTACGATAGGCGCGCGGCGGGTGGGCTTGGGGCTACCGTCCAGGCTCCAATATCTGGAGTCGTCAGTGAATATGATTCTGGCAAAAGCAGTTCTGGCAAAAGCATGGGTCGAATTGTTGCCATCAAAGGAGTTGATGCAAAGGGCGTTCCAACTACTGCTAGATTAGTACATGTTAAATCTAGTGTGAAGTCTGGCGATCGAGTTAAAGCTGGTCAGCCCGTCGGGAGTGTTGTCGAAAATCACACCGGATCCGATCCGCACCTGCATTTTGATATGAGTCAAAATGGTCGGAAAATGGATCCTCAGAAATTCTTCCGCGAAAATGATGAATATCAGCGGAAGAGAGGAGCTGTTGGTACTCCATCGGTTGGTGAGGCCACCGATGGACTAGTTCGCCAACCTAGTCAAAGTAAGCGAGTTGCCACTCCAATAAAACCCGTCACGGCTGAATTTTATCAGCAACGAGGATATCAATCGTCGATTCTTCAAGATCTTCAAACTGGTAAGGTTGTTTCAGAGTACAATTCTCAAGTTCAACCCGCTAGTTCCGCATCTACTCTCAAGCTACTTGTGGCTCAAATGGTGAGATACAAGGCAAATGCGAAAACTCTTAATTTGAGCGATAAGGTAACGATCGACCCGTCAATTGTCGCCACTGGTGACAAAGCTATGGCAGGTAAGACCTTTGACATAGCGTCGCTGCTGAAATTATCATTGAGAGATAGCAATAATACCGCTTCCAACGCTCTAATCAAATCATTGGGGGGGGTAGATACTGTCAATGCAGGCTTCAAGTCACTTGGCTATACAGGTAGTAAATTAGGTAATTATTTTAGCCTACCTGGAGCTACAGGTTTCAAGAATAAAACAACAGCGAAAGATCTGAACGCAGGTTTGATAGATGTTTCCAACTCCGCAGATCCATCGGCTAAAATAATTAATCAATCGCTTGCAACCAGCCCTAATAAGTTTGGCTACAAAGGGGAACAAGGGGGAAAAATTGGCAATAATAGCCAGAGCTTGGGAAACACTGGAATCGTCACCCTCAATGGTCGCAAATACGCGCTGAGTCAATTTTACAATACTCCCGACTCACCCCAGGCACGGCGGAAATTAGTAAAAAATACAAATGAACTAGAAAATCGGCTAGGCGCAAATCTCGATCCCACTCCATCGATCGATCCGACCCCAGTACCCGCGCTTACTCGCAAACGCACCCGTAAAACCGAACCTACTGCTACTCCAACCAAGGATCGTGTCGATTACGATCGAGGATTGAGAGCAGTAATCGCGATGGGTGAAACTCCAAATCCCCTATCTGCAAAAAGCTATTATTACAAATATGGCGGTAGCAATTTTTCGCCAGAAGAAGCAAGCCGAGGATTTCCCACATCTGCTGGAGATAAACCAGCAGGACGCTATCAATTCCATCGAGTTGACTACGAGGAAGCGGCAAAACGCGATCCCAGCATCAGAGATTTTAGCCCAGCGTCTCAGGATAAAATCCAGAAAATGCGGCTGCGAAATCCAGCCGCGCGAGGCGGTGATAAAGGGTATACCGCGAACGAACAGTTCAAGCAAGATCCTAGTTTCAAAAACTTTGTGACTTTGCGCCAAGCTTTGGGTGCGGAGTATGAGAGCAAGCGCGATGGTATGATTAAGTACGATCGCAATTCTACTAATGTCAATTTCCTGGCAAAACAAGGGTTAACCGATCGCGAACTTTACGATCTTTATTTGCGTGAATCTGGCTTAAAGCCTGGTGCTTCAACTCCAGCTATTTCAAGTACAGATCCAAATCGCACCCGATTAACTCCCAATAGTTCGGGAAAAACTCAGCGGAAAGTATTGGATGAATCTGAAGTAACTATCATCCAGAACGATGAGAAAGATCGAACTCTAATTGACTCGAAAGCCGAACAGGATAAGCGTGAGGCAAGATCTAAAGTAGTCGGATTAACTCGGAAAGCTCAAAAGCAAAAGATTGATATCAAACGTCAAAGTAACGATCGATTAACTGGTTCTTACAACGCTATTTCTGATTCAAATTTAGCCACTGGATATGCCACTCCTGGAAACCTCGATCGCCGAGAACAATTCGCAGACGATCGCAAGACATTCGAGCGAAATCTAGGCATTACCAGAAGACTGGAAGACGATAAACGCACACTAGGAGCAGTTCAATTAGCAAGGGAGGAAACATCCGCTCAAATAGCCAATAAGCCTCAGTTCAATGCAAGTACACCACTACAGCAGCAAAACTTATTAAAGCTTCAGAAGGAGCAAGAGTATCAAATTAATGAACTCAAGAGAAGAATAGCTAAAGATGAATTCTTCTTGGCTAAATCCAAACAAGCTGGGGTAGATGCCAAGAAAGATACAGCTATTAAATCAGCCGATCGAGTTCAAGCTCTCAACACCTCAACTGATGTTAATACGATCGGCTCGGAAATTGCCATCAGAGAAGAAAAACTGAAAGAGGTTGAAACTTATCAAAAATTCAACCTCTTCGATAATTCGCAAGGCGATCCGTTGGAGATTAAAAAAGAGATCTCCATCCTTCGTATTCGTCAAAATAATCTATCCAAACGCCAAGAATTAATCGAGAAAAAACGAGTTGCCAACCCAGCTAATAAAGCTAAAATTGATGCCCAGTCTCGTAATCTTGAAGATAGTGAAGCGCGATCGATCGCAAACACTACCGATGAATACAATACTGGCATCTTTGAGCGAGATTTTGCAGAGCGGCGGACTGTGTTCGATCGCAAAAAGTTTGGCACCGATACTAGATTATCTGCGGATTCTAGCCTAGGCGCATTAGCCAGGGCGCAAGGACGGCAGAGAGATGCTGAACTCATCGACGATACAACCGCCAAGCAGCGGAATCGATCAGAATATGAGAAGGCAATCCAAGAGCAAGTAGAAATCAAGCAGAGGGCACCCAATGACCCTAAAGTAGCTGAAGCTTTCGCGACCAATGTACAACAGCTATACCGCAAATTGCAGACAGACAACACGGCTATTGATGCAGGTAGGTTTACTCGCGATAGAGAGCGTGATTTCACTCAAGGCACTCAACTGGTCGGCAGTCGATCCGCTTTACTCTCCGTTGGTGGGCAACGAGCTGAGGCGGCGGGCAATACTTTTGATGCTAAAAAGCTAAATTATCAAGCGGCTGTCGTTGGGCAAAATCAGGAGTTTCGATCAAAGACTAAGGAACTAGAGGATCTTCAACGAGCAGGGGTGCTGACGGTTGAACAGTTCCAAAATCTGAACACTGAATTAATCAAGCTTAACGAGATTAAACTCGATAGTTTAGCTCGTCAGTTTGACCCAATGACTGATGCTATTAAAACGGTATCCACAGCAGCTACCACGTTGTCTGACACAGTTCTGGAAGGATTGACGGGTAGTGTAAAAGGCAGTGCAGCGAACATTGATAAAGCTTTTAAAGATTTGTTAGCCTCACCTTTTCGAGCTATCCAGGCAGAGGCTAATAAACTGATTAATTCATACATTAATCAAAAAATCAGCGATTTATTCAAGCCTCTATTAACTAAAATCACCCCTGTAGATCCTGGAAAAGTAGCTGAAGTCGGCGGCTCCCGAAAGGATTTTCAGTCAACCTCGCAAGCGTTGCCGATCGCTCAATCTTCAGCAGTAGTAACACCCCCACCTCCTCCACCAGAGGCACCGAAGGCTGAAGCACTACCAGCACCCGCCCCCATCCCCTCACCTAGTCCCGAAGTCAATGGGCTTCCGGCTATTCCTCCTCGGCCTGATTTCACGGGGAGAATCATCAAGATTTCACCTGAAATCCCAACAACTGCACCAGGATCAATTGATCTACCTCGATACCCTCGATCGTCCGCTCAATTCCCGCCAATTGGATCTACCACTCCTCAAGAGAATCTAATCCTTGATGGTAATCAAATTGTAGATCGCCGTAAACTGCCAGAGTACAAGCAGGCTAAAATCCCATCACTTGGCAACACTCGGTATGGTTTATCTTCAGAGTTGCCGATCGATCGCTTTCAGGATCGATCGATTACCCCTAGCCAGCCGACTACCAATAATCCAGTTCCGGTAACGGTGATTGGATCTGGAGATCTCGGAGTGTCAAAAGCTTCCGAAACTATTCCCATCCCACCGTATGGCTTCAGAGATGCACCATTACCTTTAATCCCCGATATCCTCCCCGAACAAACTCCCATCCCCTTTGGATTTACTGGCGCGGACGGCAATCCTGTACCAGTCTCATTGGTTTCGGATTTAACCCCTGAGAAACCCGTCAATGTCACCGTCGAGGGTGGTGGTATTGGCGGCGGTGTCGCTGGTGGTGATTTTGGCGGAAAATTGACTAAAGGTTTGGGAGCCGCAGTACTAGGCGCGGCTGGATCGGCTGGCAGTAAGGGCGGTTTTAATCCGATGAGCATTCTAACAGGTTTAATCTCTGGATTTTTCGCCGATGGTGGTATTGCAGGCGATCGACCATCTATCCCCGTACTCCTCCCCGCTTATGCCGATGGTGGAATTATGGGGGACGATCCAATGATTCCTGTGATGCTCCCCGCTTACAAAATGGGTGGGGTCATGGGTGATGATGACACTCTGGATATCCCAGCCTATGCCTTTGGTGGTGTCCAAGGCCGCCCTACTCGTTTCCAGCAAGGTATCGTGCCAGGATATTCATCCAAGGATGATACTTTAGCTATTATCATGAAAGGCGAGGCTATTCTTAATAAGCCAGCTACAGCCAAATTTGGTCGGGATGGAATTGATGACCTCAATAAAGGGAAAATGCCCAAGATATTTCAGCAAGAGATCGATCGATCTTTGATGATGAATATGGCAAATATCCCTCGGTACGAAGATGGGGGAATTCAGGGGGGAATGCCATCAATATCTGGCGCGGCGAGTTCATCGTTCACTAATAGTTTGAGCAATACCACTCGATTTGGTGATTCTAATAGCTACAATTTCACGATGAATAACAATGGCGAAAGTAAAGGCGATGTTGGTAAAACGACTCAAGCGAGAGATTTTGTTCGCAGTGAGGTGATGGATTTGATCTCGAGGTTGAAGCGGCAAGGGTATATTAATTAATACTTTGAGCAGCTTTGTTCTGATTGCTGCCAAAGTATTGGCAATCAGAGTGATAAAATAACGACAGGCGCGATCGATTTAGTCCGATCGCGCCTGTCAACATATTAATCAACTAACGATCGACATGTCTACATTGATTTTAACACCAAAACAGATTTCAGTATCGTTGGAAGATCGAGATGGCGAACTGCGTCTAGACTCACGTATAGTTGCTGATGGATTTGGCATATCAAATCATACAAGCTATCGATCTAATGTGCTAATGAAGTACGAATCAACGTTCGTAGAATTAGGGGTCATTTTTAAAATGACCCTCGCGAATGGCGAGATTGTGTGGTACTTAAACCAAGACCAAGTTAATTTCGCTGGTACTTTAGCACGCAACACGCAAAAAGCTGTAGTATTTAAGCTGAATCTCGTCAAAGGTTTCTCAATTGCTAAAGAAATCATCCCCGTCCAGAGCGATCGCATCCGAGAGTTAGAGCTAGAAGTCCGTGCCTTGGAGTTGCGTGGAAGGGAGAACGATCGCCAAGATTTCCGCATTGCCGCTCATGGTATCGCTACCACACTACTACTGGAGAGTAAAGCAGATTCGGTAGTTGAGATCGATCGACCCATTCTAGAAGTAATTGACCAGCAAACAGGGGTCAAATTCAGTGGACAAACGACCAAACAATTAGCCGACTACCTCAACAAGAATGGTGGGCGTAGCTTTAAATCTGGTGCAGAATTAGAGCGTGAGTTGAGTCGTATTGGGCGAGGCGATCTAATTGATACCGTTCCTTGCAAAGCTCTACAGCCGTTTGTCAGCAAGGAAAATCTCGACGAAGCTTGTCGCGTTTTAATTAGCAATCGCCAACAACAGCTTATTTAGATTGATGACAGCGATCGATGCTTAGTCAATCGCTGTCATCAATAAATTAAATTCAAATACTACCTATATGTCGAACAACGATAGTTCAAAACTAGCCGAAGAAATCCAACGCGGCGAACAAGCCATTAAGGATCTAGTGCAGCATCTCTATGCGATGGGTGCCCAATCAATGAGCCGCTCAATTGCGATCGAGAACGTTATCATGGAAATCAATGTCATTGTTCGCGCAAGGATTGACGATCGTAAATAATTCTAAAAAATCGCACATGAAAACACTTCATCGCAACACGACACGCAAGCACATTAAAATTGAAATTTGGACTCATAATCCTGTTGATGAATTAATACTTGTTAAAATCCTCGTTCTTGGCAGATTTTCTAAGATCAATAATTTACTCAACATTATTAACCCAATCTTTCACGAGGTTGTTACACTACAACAATTTTCGATATCAATGGATCGATTGGAGATAGATTTTCTTTGCGATATTCCGTGGTCAACTGAAGAAAATATATCGGCAGTAATGGAGAAGTTTGCTGATTTAATAGAGGGCGGATTTTAAACGGCACCTAGTTACTCGAAATATTTTGCTAAAATATTAATATCCCACTATTTGAAAAAACCTTGCCATTACCTACACTGACAGGATTTCCAATATTACGTGATGTCGTCGCCGAGCCTATCGAACGAGTAGCGATCGCGCAATTTGACGACGGGTACGAAATGCGCCGCAAATCGGGGATAAATTCGAGCGTGGAAAAATGGACGATTAGGTTGGTAATTAGCAATGCTTTATTAGTTAGCTTCAACACTTTCATAGATTCCGTCGGTAAGCACAGCCCGTTTTATTGGACATCTCCTAGGAGTAATGTGCCGAAAACATGGTTTATCGATGAATACAGCTACGAGTATAGATATAGAAAAGATCCAAAGGTGGAAGAGTGGATTTGGACTCTCAAAATAAAACAAACTTTTGGAAGATCGTAATGGCAGAAGAGACTCTAATTGATCTATATAAACTCGATTTGAACCCCTTAAATGTGCCGATAATTCAGTATTATCACGGCGAAGAAGCGGGGGAAATAGCGTTCAAGGGCAATGTTTATAAGCCTATTAGCATTAAGGTAGAAGGATTCGATCGCATTAGCGGTGCATCGCCAGAGCCTAAGATAGCGTTTGGAAACACCAACGGATTGATATCTAGCTATATTCGCAGATATGGTATTCGAGCGGCCGAGATAACTAGGATCCAAACAAGGGCACAATACTTGTCACTACCATCAGCTCAACAAAAAGTAGTTGGCTATGAGCAAACGTATAGTGTAAATCGCCCGTCTAAGGTAACAGGAATTTCGATAACTTTAGAACTTAAATCAATCCTAGAGCTTCAGAAGATCCAGATTCCTGGTAGAAAGTTTTATCGAGATAATTGTCCCTGGGTGTTCAAAGATGGAGATTGTGGTTACAAAGGGACAGCATTTTCAAGTTGTCCAAATACTTTAGCTGGATGCCGCGCTAGATTTGGCTCTGGCATACTGCCATTTGGTGGATTCCCACTTATAGATCAATTCAAGGTTTAATATATGTTCGGCGAAGAAATTCAAGCAAAAATTAGAAAAATATCAATTAGTGAATTCCAGAGAAGTCGCGAAGCTTGTGGACTGATTAAATCCAATCAGTGTATTCACATTGAAAATACATCGCAAATACCATCAGAAAACTTTCAAATAGATGGGAAATATTTAATTGATGAAGGCATTCAAGCAATTTGGCATAGCCATATTAATGGCAACAATACTTTGTCTCCTCAAGATATTTTGACGTGTACTAAGCATCAAATACCATTCTATTTGTACGATATAAAATCCAATACTTTCAAATACTACGATCCTCGCGCTAACTCGACATACCTCGATCGACAGCCAGCACCAGGGATTAATGATTGTTGGAGCCTGATAGATCACTGGTATCGATTCGAGATGCAGATAATTTTGCCGGAATTCGATCGAACTGAACTAATAAAAGGAGGTTGGAATGAGATCGATCGCCCTGGCTGGAATATTTTTATGGATAATGTCGATCGCGCGGGGTTTAAACTTCTATCTCCTCGATCGGAGTTGATGCGAGGGGATATCTTGGTCTTTAACATCAGCGGTGCGAACAGTTCTCACGTTGGAGTATTGCTAAATCCTAGCGATGGCTTGTTCATCCATCAGCTTTCAACACATCCCTCTAAATACGACTATCTCCAGGGTGGCTGGAGAGATCATTTGGTTGCAACAGGGAG